CGTATGGCATGCTGGATTTGATTCTGACTACACTGAAGCTGGTGCTGGTCAAGAAGCAGGAACTATTACAGATTTTGCTCTTGCTAAAAACCAAACATCTAAAAATATTGATCTTACATCTGGTGCTTCTACTTCCTCTTTAAGCACAGGTCAAATCATCTCTGCTTATAATGAGTTTGATGATGCTGATACAGTGGAAGTAGATTTCCTTATTGCACCGAATTCTACAGATCGTTCATCAGCGACAACAGTGGTTAACCACCTTAATACTATCGCATCTTCTAAACGTAAAGACTGTGTGGTTGTAGCATCCCCTGCAAGATCAGATGTTGTAAATAACGCATCTCCAACAACCGATGTTGTTGCAACAGCGGATACGTTCACTTCTTCTTCATATATCATTATGGATAACAACTTCCTTAAGGTATATGATAAGTACAACGACAAATATATCTTTGTTCCTGCATCTTCTTCAACAGCGGGTCTCATGGCAGCATCTGATGTAAATTCAGCTCCATGGTTCTCACCAGCTGGTACAAGAAGAGGACAATACCTTGGAATCACTTCCCTTGCATGGTCACCAAATAAGTCTGAAAGAGATACTCTCTATAAGGCTGGTGTAAACCCTGTAGCAAATATTCCTGGTCAAGGAACTCTTCTATATGGAGATAAAACAAAGCTTTCTAGACCTTCAGCATTCGATAGAATTAACGTTCGTCGTCTGTTCCTCGTAATTGAGAGAGCTGTTGTTGAAGCATCTAAAAATGTTCTCTTCGAATTTAATGATGAATTCACAAGAGCGGAATTTGTAAACATCATCGAGCCATATCTCAGAGATATTCAGGGTCGAAGAGGTATTACAGACTTCCGTGTAGTTTGTGACGAAACAAATAACACTCCTGCCGTTATAGATAGAAATGAATTCAGAGCTGATATCTTTATCAAACCTGCTCGTTCTATCAACTACGTAACTCTTAATTTTGTGGGTGTCCGTACTGGAGTTGACTTCGAAGAAGTAGTCGGCACAGTATAAGGAACTTCACCACCATGGGAATTATAAATAAAATAAAGGAAACAGCAGTATTTGCTGTTTCCAAATTAAAGCTAGCATTACGCTCTATAAAACCATATTTGATTTATATTGTTTTTGGTATATATTTGGGCTACTTATATCCTAACCCAAATTCATATTTTGAGGTAGATAGAGTTTGGGTAACAAATGAATCTACAATTTATGTTGGTGATATTATTGAAATGGATTCCCAAAGAATTATCAAAAAAGATTTTGAAGGTCATTTTTTCGTTAAAGTGGTTAGATATTCTGAAGAAACAATGGGTTGGGAAACCTACTGTACGGGCGACGCTTCTATAATATATAAAACAACGGCTGTTCTTCCGAATCCTGGACCAGACGATGATGATCTAAATCTTAAATGGTGGCTCTGGAAAAATATTAATAGAGATGATTGCAAAGACGGCAAAATTGATAATCCAGGAAAATATAAAATTTTGACAGACTGGAAAATCGATAGACCTTTTGCATTTCCTATGTGGGTGTCAAATGAAACAGAAGTATTCCCAGTGAAAGAAAAGAAATGAAAAAACAAACTACTTGGAAAGTTCATGCTAACGGTGCTGTTCACACAGTGAAAGCTCATAGCAAAGATCATGCGATCAAGCGTGCACACAAAAAATCAAAATCTGTAGATCATATCTCAGTATTTTCTAAAAATGCTAAAGCAACTAATGAAGGTGTTTCTTTTAGTGATTTAAGAAATAATTTAAATACTATCAAAACTAAAATCGACAAAAGAGGTAACAAATAATGGTACTTGGAGTCAATGACTTTAAAGCAAAACTTCGTGGAGGTGGAGCAAGACCTAACCTCTTCAAAGTTACACTTAACTTTCCGACATATGCGAATGCAGATGTTGAGCTAGCTTCATTCATGTGTAAAGCAGCCCAACTTCCAGCATCCATTGTTTAACCAACAACTATCGCTTTCCGCGGAAGACAATTACAATATCCAGGTGAAAGAACATTTGAGCCATGGGTAGTGTCTATTATCAATGACACAGATTTTGGTGTAAGAGACCCACTAGAACGTTGGTCAAATGGTATTAACGCCCATTCATCAAATGTAGGTCTAACAAACCCTGCAGACTATGAAGCGGATCTTACTGTAGAACAACTTGATAGAAATGGTGATGTTCTAAAAACATATAAAATTGTCGGCGCGTTCCCAACTAATATTGGTTCTATTGAGGTATCTTACGATGCTAATGGTCAAATTGAAGAATTCCAAACTGAATTCCAAGTTCAGTACTGGGAATCAAATACTACCTCTTAAGGATAATTTAAATGAAAAAATTTCATGAAATTCGAGAAAGTTTGACTAAATATCTTGAAGAAGATGTGACAGAAAATCAGGAAGAAATTTCTGAACTTTCCAAGAAAACCCTTGGGAACTATGTGAAAGCTGCACAAATAGATGTAGTTGGACACGGTATGGACCTTGAAAAAGGCGGCAAAGACAGTAAAAAAGCCAAGAAGAAAATTGGTCAAAGATATCGCGGTGTTACTCGCGCAACAAATAGATTAACTAAAGAGTCTACTGAAGAGATTTCTGAACTTTCCAAGAAAACTCTTGGCTCTTATATGAAAAAAGCTAAAGCTAGCTCAGATAAGCTTGGCGATAAAGAAAATAAGATGCATAATAAGCGCGTCAAAAAAGATGGTGATTTCTATACTCCTACCAAAAAACATAAAGAGGTTCAACGAAAAATGATGAACCGTGATAATGGAGTTTATAGAGCTAGTAATAGACTATCTAAGTGATTAATAAAGTGAGTCTGGAATCTCTGGGCTCATCATATTAACCATGTATAGATATGATAAAGAAAATAATGAAGGCTAGAAATGGCAGAAGAAAATAATAACTTTTTCGGACAAATGGCTAAGCTATTTGGTTTCCAATTAAAGGATACCGAAAGAGAACAAGAGAAAAAAGATAAGCTTCCATCTCCTGTAGCTCCAATCGATGAAGACGGTTCTGGCTACATGACTGTTGGTGGCTCACACTTTGGCCATTATTTAAATCAAGATGGTAATGAATCAAAAGATAACGCTCAACAAATTCGTCAATACAGAAGTGTTTCTATTCACCCTGAAGTGGATGAAGCTATTGAGAATATCACAAACGAAGCAATTACTGCCTCTGAGGACGAATCATCTGTAGAACTTATTCTAGATAAAACTGAACTATCTGAAAATGTCAAAAAGAAAATTCAAGAAGAATTCGATGGCATTGTTGGTATGCTTAAATTCAATGAGCATGGACATGACATTTTCCGCAGATGGTATGTTGATGGTAAAATTTACTATCATCTTGTAGTGGATAAGAATAAAGAACGTCAAGGTATCGTTGATATTAGACCTATCGATGCTGCCAAAATGCGTAAACAAAAAGAAATCAAGACCAAAAAAGATCCAGAAACTGGTGCAAAGATTATCGATTCTGTAAAAGAATACTTTGTGTACCAAGAAAAACCTGGTCAACAAAATTCTGGCATCAGATTTACACAAGATTCTATTGCTTATGTTACATCTGGTCTATTGGATGGTGAACGGAAAAAAGTTATTTCTCACCTACATAAAGCTCTAAAACCTATCAACCAGCTCCGTATGATGGAAGATTCTCTTGTTATCTACAGAATGGCAAGAGCTCCAGAACGTAGAATTTTCTATATTGATGTTGGTTCTCTACCAAGAGGAAAAGCAGAACAATATATGAAAGACATGATGTCTCGATATCGTAACAAAATCGTTTACGACGCTGAGAGCGGTCGCATGAAAGATGACCGTAAACACATGTCAATGCTGGAAGATTTCTGGTTACCACGCAGAGAAGGTGGTCGAGGAACAGAAATTGATACTCTACCTGGTGGAGATAATCTAGGTCAAATTGATGATATTGTTTATTTCCAAAAACGACTATATAAATCTCTCAATGTTCCTATTTCTAGATTAGACGATGATCAAAATCCATTCAATATAGGTCGTTCTGCAGAAGTATCCAGAGATGAAGTAGCATTTCAAAAATTCATTGATAGGCTTCGTCGCCGTTTCTCAGCTCTATTTCTTACTATTCTTAAACGCCAATTGATTCTTAAGAATATTATCACATATGAAGATTGGGAAAACATTCAAAACGATGTTGCCATCAATTACATTAGAGACAACCATTTTGCTGAACTTAAAGAAGGGGAAATTTGGAAAGAACGCTTCCAATCCCTAGAACAAGTTGATGAATTTGTCGGCAAATATTTCTCCAGAGAATGGGTAATGAGAGAGATACTTAAAATGTCTGATGAAGACATTGAAACAATGGTCAAGCAAATGGATGCAGAATCTGAAGATGAGCCTGATGAGGAGGAAGAAGTTGAACCAGTTGCTCCTTCTGCCCCGGCACCCCAACCGGTCGTTATAAATGTATCTAAAGACGGTGCAAAGACAGATTCGAAATCGAAGTAAAAAACTGAACAAGTATAAATATAATTAAATAAAAATGGAGAATAGTACCATTATGTCAAAGATTGAAACCTTAGTAAAAAATGTCATGGACAAAGACTATAGCTCTGCTAATAAAGTCTTTAATGACGTAATTGGGGAAAAACTCTCCACTTCACTAGAAATGGCAAAGATGGATGTCGCTAAATCCATTTACACCACTGAGTCTGTCGAAGAAGAATCAGAAGGTGAAACTATTACGGAAGATCAAGAAGAAGCTTCTGAAGACTAATGAAACTAATTACTGAATTCAGACAGAGTGAGATTGAATATCTCTCCGAAGCAAAGAAAGATGGTACTAAAAAGTATTACATCGAAGGTATTTTTGCACAGTCTGAAGCAAAAAACAGAAATGGTCGTGTTTACCCTAAGAAAATTATGGAAACCGCCATTAATAAATATGTTAAAGAACAGGTTAAGACTGGTCGTGCTGTAGGTGAACTAAACCATCCAGCTGGTCCAACTGTTAACCTTGATAAGGTTTCTCACCTCATCACTGATCTTCATTTTGAAGGCAATGATGTGGTAGGAAAGGCAACCATTCTAAATACTCCTATGGGTAAGATCGTACAAGATTTGCTTGAAGGTGGTGTTCAGTTGGGTGTCTCAACTCGTGGTATGGGTAGCCTCGTTCGCGAAAATAATCAAATGGTAGTTAAAGATGATTTCATCCTTAACACAATTGATATCGTACAAGATCCGTCTGCACACGAAGCATTCGTTAATGGACTTAATGAAGGTGTAGAATGGATTTGGAATAACGGTATAATCGAGCGACGAGAAATTGAAAGAATGGAGACTGAAATTAAAAATGCTGGTAGAACATATTCAAGTGATGTTCAAATCAGAGAATTCAAAAATTTCCTCTCAAAGCTTGTATAAATTAAAGGAGTCCATTAATGGATAACGATCAAATTCAAGACGATGAACTTCTCAATGATGAGGAAATTTCTGATGTCGAAGAGAACCATGATCCTGTTAACGCAGAGAAAAAATCTGTTGACTCTGTAGACAAAGCCGCACACACTGGTCCTAAGGCGAAAAAACGTCGCGGTGACAAAGAAGGTGGTGACAAGACCGCAGCAAAAGCTGATAAAGGTATTGTTCGTGAGCTCTACAGCAAAATGACAGAAATGAGCCAAGAAGAACTTCGTGCATTAAGAGATGTTATGGAGTCAGAAGATTTCGGTGTTGAAACCGAAGAATCAGAGGG